AGTAATTTTATTTTCTTTGCCTGTGCGTTCATCTTTGGCAGATACATTTAAAATTCCGTTAGCGTCAATATCAAATGCCACATTGATCTGTGGCATGCCACGCGGCGCTGCTGCAATACCTTCAAGATTGAATTCGCCCAACAATTTATTGTGTGTGCATAATTCTCGTTCACCTTGAAACACTTTGATAGTCACTGCTGGTTGGTTATCCTGTGCTGTGCTAAACACTTGGCCAGCCTTGGTTGGAATGGTGGTATTTTTAGTAATTAGTTTAGTCATTACTCCGCCCAATGTTTCAATACCGAGACTTAATGGAGTAACGTCTAACAACAGCACATCTGTTTTGTCACCACTCAATACCGATCCTTGAATTGCTGCGCCTACCGCCACTGCCTCGTCTGGATTAACATCTTTACGTGGCTGCTTGCCGAACAGTTTTTCAACTGCTTCTTGTACTTTAGGCATACGTGTCTGTCCACCAACAAGGATAACTTCGTCAATGTCTGCGGCAGTAACACCTGCATCTTTCAATGCAATTTTACAAGGTTCCAAACTACGTAAGATCAACTCATCAACCAACTGTTCAAGTTTGGACCTAGTTAATTTAACATTCATGTGCTTAGGACCGCTAGCGTCAGCAGTAATGTACGGCAAGTTGACATCTGTTTGAGCACTACTTGACAATTCAATTTTTGCCTTTTCAGCAGATTCTTTTAGACGTTGTAATGCCAACATGTCTTTCTTAAGATCAATACCGCTGTCTTTCTTAAACTCGTCAACTAGATAATCCATAATACGTTGGTCAAAGTCTTCACCACCCAGGAACGTGTCACCGTTGGTGCTCAACACTTCAATTTGTTTGTCACCGTCGACGTTGGCTATTTCAATGATCGATACATCGAAAGTACCGCCACCCAAGTCGTAAACAGCAATTTTGCGATCACGGTTATCAGTTTTATCAACACCATACGCAAGAGCTGCCGCAGTAGGCTCGTTAATAATACGCAGTACCTCCAAACCGGCAATTTTGCCAGCATCTTTAGTTGCCTGTCTTTGACTGTCGTTAAAGTATGCGGGAACTGTGATAACTGCTTGAGTAACTTCGTGTCCTAGATAATCCTCTGCTGTCTTTTTCATCTTGCGCAGAACTTCTGCTGAGATCTGTGGAGGTGCTAATTTTTCACCTTTGGCTTCTACCCATGCATCGCCGTTGTCGGCTTTGACAATTGTGTAGGGCATTAGATCAATGTCTTTTTGCACAGCCTGTTCGTCGAACTTACGTCCGATAAGACGCTTGCTGGCGTAGATTGTGTTTTTTGGATTTGTCACTGCTTGACGTTTTGCAGTGGCACCTACCAAGATTTCATTATCTGTATAGGCTACGATTGAGGGGGTAGTTCTGGCACCTTCAGAGTTTTCAATAACTTTACTAATGCCGTTTTCTATAATGGCCACGCAACTGTTAGTGGTGCCAAGGTCAATACCGATGATTTTGCTCATTTATGTTCTCCTTAATTAAGCGAGTTATATACAAACCCCATTTGGGCGTGTTGTATAACTTTATTTATTTTTTATCTAAAAAATCTATTTAATTTTCTGTAAATTGTTTGCACACCCATGGCCTGTCGACTTGCGTCTTCCAGTGCATTGTGCAGTCCTTCTTTAGGCATTTCTGGATCGTAGCCTAGATCAAACAGTGTTCTAGTATCTCGGATCTGCCAGAAGTTCCACGGAGGAACTTTATTTAATTTTCTGTAGTAACAGTCTAAAATTACCAAGTCAAAAGTAGCGCCATGGCTCCAAAATGCATCACAGTTCCAAGCAAACTTGTGAAACTTTTCGATAACTTCTTCAATTGGCACACGATTGTCTTCGGCAAATGCTTCAGTTTGAACGTCAGCGGCTTGTTTACTCCACCATTCGACGGTGTCATCATTTACCGTCATTCCCAATCGATCACAACTTTCGATATCTACTCTGTAGTAAAGTTTGTCAAATATCTTGTTGCTTGCTGGATCAAAAGTCACTGCACCGATTGTAAGTATCACCGCATCGGGTGATGTGGCCAGTGTTTCTAAGTCTACCATTAAATGTCTTGCCATTACGCCTCCTATACTAGATTATACACAGTATAGGGCAATATGTCAATACATTTTTTTAGGTAATTGCTCTTTTTCCATCTGCTTGCGCCAACGTGCTCGTGCGGCACCTTTTTTACGCTTACGCTCTGTGGTGGGTTTTTCGTAGAATTCTTTCTTTTGAATATCTTTCAATTTACCGCTGTCTTCTACTTTATTTTTAAAACGGCGCAGAGCACGATTAAAATCCTCGCCATCCTTTACAACTACAACAGTGCCTTTGAGATGATTATTCTTCATCGATTTCTTCCTCGTCATCTTCTTCTTCTGCTTGAATCAAAATGTCCAAATTGTAAATTCTATTTTTGCTGATAAATTTCCACGGCGTGGTTTCGTCATTGGTTAGATAATGAACATATGGGAAGGACAACAGATAACTCACAAAACTTTTTGTGATCAGGTCACAATTGTCAATGTCAATAATCACTGCATCGCATTGATGCGACACACTCAACATCCAATCTAAGTCAGTTTCGTTTTCGTCAAATATAAAAACGTTTATATCATCTACCAATTGTGATAATATCTGTTGAAACTGAATCTTAGTCTCAGTACTGGGTTTGATTAACAAGTAGTTGATATTTTGATTGAACAATTTATCAGGCGGTGTTATTAGATTGAGTTTTCCTAGATTCATAAATGTAATATGCAAAGTGTTCTAATTCGTCTTCAGAGTATGTGGAAATTCTAGTTTTGTCTATTCTAAAATCTTTCATAAACTGTTGAGTTTTCTCGTCGGTGACAATATTTATGATACCATCAAACTTATCTAAAGAAAACTCACGTGTTATTCTATCTCTGGCTAAAAATATATCGTGTCGTTTTATGCGATTCCATAGAGTGGTATTTTGTTGTTCAGCATTTTGCACATATTCTACTCTTTGGTTTTCTTGACTTGCTGATTCTGGTGCTTGATTATATATTTGCTCTTTTTTTTTGAATCGTCGATTTGTTCTTGTGCCCACTTGGCTGCTTCTTCCGCTGCCTCATTGTCTTCTGTCTTTGGAAAGTCTGTTTCTAACATCGGTTCAGATTTAGCAACTATGGGTGTAGTATCAGTAAAATGATTAAAAGGCTTACTTAGGTAAGGATGGTTTTCTAGAATAGATTTTTCAACCACTGGCTCTGTAGGCACTGGGGCTGTTTCTTTTATTTGTTTGATTTGATCTTCAGTTAACGGGCCATCATCAGGTTCGTAATCTGGTTTCTTTTCTTCTGTAGCAGGTGGTCTCCCAACATCAGCAACAAACAACGGGACGGTGTTGTGCAGTAGACCGTCATCTTCTTGTTGCTTTTGTTCTCGTATCCAAACAAAAGTCATTTGTGCGGCCAACAACATAATAACTGCTAATGGATCAAACACTGCCACAATTAATATGATGACCCAAGTCACTGCTTTTTCTAACACATTGGCATCTGGATTGTTGCCGTAGATGAAGGCGGCAATATATTTGATAGGGCCTACCTCGGCTTCTACTTTACGGACTTCTGCGGCAATCGGCGCTCGCTGTTCAGCAAGAGTGCTAACTGTTTTCTGTTCGGCAACAATCTCGGATTGAAGGCGAGCACGTTCTTTTTGTTGTGTTCGTCGTAGTGCGACTGCTTTGTCGGCACCTTTTTCGTCTGCACTTCGACCCATGACTTGGTCCACAGCCTCATCCATCTGTTTAAGCGCCTTGCGATTGGCATCTATATTGTCCTTGGCTGTTTTAATCTTTTCGTCGTAGACTGCAATCTTACTCTGCACATCACCTGACACAAGGCTTTGATCACTGTGGGCTTGACTCAAAAATCCAAAGATGCCCATTGAAGTGATGATCATCAATATCAACACCGCAGTGGTCATATACACTTTCATGAACGCAGGAGCACGATCCCAATTGGCTTTTAGCCATGCCGCACACACTAACTTGGCCACTTCTAAACTGCCGCCCATAATGTAAATAGGAATCGTGGCCGCGGCAAAAATGGCGGCAAGTCCGATGACAGAATAATAAATGGCCACTGCTGATATAATCAGGCCAGTGGCCAACAAAAGCACTGCTAAAATCATTATTGGTTATGCAGTCTGAGTCAAATTAGCCTCAATCGCTACTGAGACATCAGCCCAAACGTTAGCCGGTGTGTCCGGTTGAGTAATTGTGATGGCTTCTTGAAATGACGAGTCATTGCCAGTTGGATCCATAGTTCTATAAGTTTTAGTGTAACCACTGGAACCACCACGAGTAATGCCTCTGGTCACTGCTTCTTCGATACAGTGTTGCATAGCAGTGGCCAAATTGGCTGCAGATAATGCTTCGTATGTGCTGGTTGTTAATGTAGTAGAACCGTCGCTAAATGTGCCAGCGCCAATGATTTTTTGCCAACCACCTAGCACATACTCTTCTTGTGCATAACCAACGGTAAAGGCTAAACTGGTAGTGACATCATCCGCTACGTCTAATGCACTAGGTCCTGATTCTAAACTGGTAATATCTAAAATCATAGGTTGACTGAATCTGCTCAATTCGTCTATAATTGCTTGCCAACGTAAATTTCCACGTGCTCTACGGCGACTGATATTCAGTGTTGTAGGCAGTGTGCTGAAAAAATTAAAATCATCAACTTCTACACCGCCACTATCGTTATCGGCAGCGGTGGTGCTGTAACCGCTAGCATCAATAGAAACGCGATAAAAATTTGGTGTTAGTTGGTCTTGTGTGTTTTGAAATCCTGATGCCATATTCTGGTCCTCTTTATATAATATTTAGTCACTTAAAGAAGATCAAAGCCATCATTACTGCTTGAATAATGAACCCTAATCCGATAGTAACCACGTTGAGCATGTCTTTTTGCACTGTGGCCTTGACAAATAACAGGGTCAGACCGCCCCAGCATAACAGCACAAGATCCACTGCGGGCATTTTGTCAGTCAACCCGCTCATTACTGCTAGCAGGCTAGGAACAGTGGCAGCGTGTAAAACGATGACTGCTAGCCAACCAAATGTTTCTGCTGAGATATGACTAACCTTGGCCGTAGCCCAAGTTTTGAATTCTTGAAGATTTTCAAAATGAGGCAACGGATTAAATTTATCTAAATTAACCATTTGTTTTCTTTCCTTTGTAGAAGATGTGATTACCGATTGATCCAATTTTTTCTAAGTTCCATTGAGGATTGACATAGTTAGCATGATAATACAATGCTTCTTTCATTACGTCAAGTCGAAAACCTTCCAATAGTACCTTTTTAGCCACAGCCATGCTTTCATTGTATGCGCTCTGGTTAACTGGTCTAGATTTATGAGCAGTGTCACAGTACCATGAGAATTGGCAAATGACCCTGTCTACAAATACTGATTTTTGAAAAACAACTGCACAGACATCTTTTGGGAACGAGGGATGAGACGCCCTGTTCATAGTGACTTGTGCTACTGCTACTTTGCCTTCAAAGTTTTCATGTCCTGCTTCACGATAGATATTCATTGCTAGGCAATCGAGTTGTCGCTCTCTGGTCTTGATGGACACAATGTCGGGCGATGATAACATCTGACCCTCGCGTAGTTTTTCCATTTTGGTTTGAGTAACATTTTGAACCAACATGACTACTAAAACCAAGCCCATAACATAGGCTGTAAATCTAAATAATTTTTCCATAAGTCCTCCTTTGACTTGGTGTTGTATTACTACAACATTACATAAAGGGAGTTAACTTCACGAGGCTCTGAAAGAACCCTACTTTCGTGTAGTTGTCTCCATTAGCCACTGAGTTCATAACACTCAGTACCTTTGGCGACCCTTGGCTTCCCGAAAATACGGGTTTCTCATTGGCCAAGACCCGCGGACATGATTTTGATGATATCTTCATCATGTCAACTATCTTAGTTTCTTTGCGAAACGTCTAATATATACCATATAAATCCAAAATATACCATAGAACTGATGATTATCGACGCATTTTTGAAATGTCAACTGCTTCTTCATCACTGAATACCGGTACTGCATTACTTTTATGCATAGTGGCAATGCCTTTGACTTTGGTTCCTGTATAAACAGGATTAGGTTTTAACAAAGCATTACCGCCGGTGTCTCTACTAGGAATATGAGCAGTGGTATTACGGCCTTCTGGAATAGCAAGACTGTAAGAGTCTTTCAACGGTGCGGCATTCATGGCTCGCTTACGTTTCCTATCTTCAATTTCCACAGACCATTTCTTTTGGAGTTCTTTCCAAGATTCGTCCAATTCTCTAGACTTTCTAGCATGATCTGCAGAGGCAAATTTTTGTTTGCCTTTCTTTTTGCCGATGGTACTCAGCCACGGGCCTTCTAAATGCATAGTCATAATACGCCAACTGTTGTTAGTATGTGAGTATTGTAACACAAATACTCATACCAGTCAATAGTTTTGACTATATTTAGATTATGATCGATTGGCTACTAGGGTCAACATGTCTTCATAATCCAGGTCACTGAGTTGATCTCCCAACTCCATCACATGATCTTCTGCTGTTTCCCAGCCCGATATGCCCAAAAGTTCATAAACTTCGCGTTTAGATACTTCTTCTGAGCGCATATGACACACCCAAAGCACTGTGACAAATCCCAAAGTGAAAATTGTTTCCTGGTCAATCACGTCGTGGTGCTCGGCCCAGTCAATAGTTCGATTAAGATAATAGTTCAAATCTTCCAAACGATTTTCCATCTGTGCTATCCAAGATTGAGTATCATCTCTTGACCAATGGTGTTTCATACTCTAAAACTTTCGCCGCATCCGCAACGATCACGTTCATTAGGATTGATAAAATCAAAGCCTTCATTGAGTCCATTGCGAACCCAATCCATTGTTAATCCATTCAAATAGGCTAGACTTTTGGCATCTACTAACAAGACAAAATCTTTTTGGGCAAAATTAGTAACACCTACTTCTGCTACATATTCATCAACGTATTCCAACACATAGGCTAGACCTGAGCAACCAGTGGTTTTTACACCTATTCGGATACCCACGCCATGCCCACGTTTGGCCAACTGTTGTTTGATTTTTTTAGCCGCTGTGTCGGTTACGGTAATCATCCACAGCCGCCTTGATAGCATCTTCTGCTAAAATGGAACAGTGTATCTTTACAGGAGGCAATGCTAATTCTTCGGCAATGTCGGAGTTTTTGATTGCTCCGGCTTGGTCGATGTGCATGCCTTTGACCCATTCTGTAATGAGACTCGAACTTGCGATAGCCGATCCGCAGCCATACGTTTTAAATTTCGCATCTGTAATAATACCTGTATCATGATCAACCTTAATTTGAAGTTTCATCACGTCACCGCAGGCCGGGGCACCAACCATACCGGTTCCCACAGTAGGATCGTCTTTAGCAAATGATCCCACATTGCGTGGATTTTCGTAATGGTCAATGACCTTGTCGCTGTATGCCATATGATATTTATGCTATTATTTTGCTTCTTTTGCTTCGGCTCTTGCGTTCTTAACTGCGGTAACATCGTTACGAGTTTCTTTGCAAAGTTTTGCTAAATCTTGACAATGCTTGCGAACGCGAGTTCCGGCAGCGCCAACTTCTTTGTCATAAAACTTTTCAAAGTCTGCTGTCATTGCTTCTACGATTGTTGTGAATTCTGCGTGTTTGTTTGTAGCCATGTTATGGTCTCCTTGTTTGTTATATTAGTTATTACCAATGACGTATTGTGTTTGCAATAATGAAACAACATGTTATCACGTGTATGATTACCCAGAACGTCTTTAAAAACAACGCTGTACGTGCTTCTTTTAAAGTAAGTATAGGTGTATCAGGACGATCTTCGTCTGTTTGGCCCATCAAATGGCCGGTGGCTCTTGCCCAAACTTTTTCTAAACTGTTCATAGTAGATTGAGTTGTTGCTCTAACCAGGGCTTACAGTTAGCCCATGTTGTGAAAATGTGTGCTAACCCACCGGCAGATTCCCATTCACGACAGTTGCTGTGTCTGTCGTCGATAAGGATGTCACCAGGCGTTTTGCAATGTCGCCATTTGTCGTAACTATAAGGTCCGATGGTAACTGGCACTCCGGGGAAGTGATCGTTGGCCCACCATATTTTGTCACTCACAGCCAAAGGCATTGAGTAGTCATGTGGCAATGCTGTGAGGAATCGCAATGTGTATTGAGGATTACGTCTGATATAGTCTTGGCACATAGATACCAATTCGTGAGCGCCCTCCATTACCGGCAAGTTGCGATAGAAGTGCATGTCATTCTTGACAATGTTCCATTCGTGCTGTGGAATGCGGTCACCGTTTTTATCCCAGCGTTTTTTAAGAGCCTGTTGTGCATGAGCATGCCAATCTGCAACAACCTCATCCATGTCTAAATAAATGTTCATTTGTACTGTGTAGTTAACCTGCAAATACACTACCCGATCCTGAAGTTATGGCACCGGCATCAGCCGAGTCGCCAACTCGAGCAATAGGTTTACCATTAACAAATACACTGCCTGATCCCGAGTTAACCGCAGCAGTATGAGAAACTGAACAGCCCGTACCAGTCAATCTGTGAACCACAGTGGGATCGCCTTGGCGCTCAACGCCTAATCCATTAACAAACACATCACCAGATGGCCCTGTAAGCGTAGTGGTTCCGTCACATCCGTGACCTGTGGAGATTGAATCTCCGATTCTTGCTATTGCTGGCATGATATTATCCTGTTACAATACTGCCCGCTGATACAGGTTGTATACCAGTGGTTTGAAATGTATATTGATCTGCTACTTCCTTGGCTGTTTCGCCTTTGGTCATGACCAGTTGTTTGTTGATACCGTAGTTCTTATCCGGATCCGTGGTCATCATCAGGGGTGCAAACGCAGGCCCCTTGGCAGTCATGGCCAACATTAAAGGTCTGCCCAATACCAATTCTGACATGTCTTCACTGACATATTTTCCAATTATTTCTTCACCTGATGTGATCTTGAGTGATATGATATCACCAACTGCAAATTTTGATTTTTCAAATAACATTAAATTTCTCCGTCTCCATATCCTATTATATTGTCACGCTCTAATAATTTTTTAAGATCATTAAATCCCCCAATGACATCACCGTTGATCACAATTTGCGGTAATGTTCTAGCAGCAGGAATGTGTTCTAATAACTCTTCTTTAGTCCATCCATCACCTATTTTGCGCTCTTCAAAGGTAATATTTTTTTGTTGCAACGCCGATTTGGCTTGATCACAATATGGGCAATGATATTTGCTCCAAACAACAACTTTCATTTAATTTCCTCTTTCAATTTCAACTAATGTTCTAGTGTCGCCTGCCAGTTGTTCAACAACTTGCTGTAGTGCAGATATGTTGTCATTGTCCATAATTGCAGTCATGTCAGCATTGTCAGGCAACAATGTACTGATTTTAATTATTATGATTTCTTCATTTAGTTTTGCCATCTTCTTTTCCTTATAATGCGGGTAATTCTTCGTAGTTCACACTGTCACTCATAACGCCAATAACATAGTTTGTGGATTCGTTTTCTTGCAGTGCAGTTTGTTTCTTGCTGGTGTCCACATGTTTATTGAACCATGGGATTGGTGTGGTCTTGGGCGCAGCGTTCCAATATTTAATACCGATGTCTTTCAACGCTGTCACTGCTGTATAATCTACAAAGTCTTTTAGTATGTTGGCATTTAGACCAATCACTGGTCCTTTTTGGAATAGATAGTCTGCCCACGCTTTTTCTTCTTGTATAACGCCTTTGTACAGTTCAATCACTTCTTGTTCGCACTCGCGAGCAGCCACCACAAATCGAGGATCTTCTTTTACTACCTGATTGATCAAATAGGCAGTCCACCCCTTGTGTAGCAGTTCGTCTTGTAGGATTAGGCTGATGATGTTGCCGTTGCCAATGAAGATCTTGTTCTCTACCATGGCCAAACTTGTGGCAAATGAAACCATAAAGCGGAACGCTTCTAACGCATAACTTGCGTGTAGTGCTAACCAAACAGCCTTGACGTGTTCATGTTCGTCGATAATTTCGCCAACTTCTTTACGGCAGTTGATCAAATGCAGTGCATCATAATATTTGCCCACACTGCTGGCCATGTCTACAATTTCTCGAGTGTCGTGAATAGTGTTGAACACATCTTTAGGCACATTGTAGATGTTACGGATGATGTGACTGTAACTCTTTGAGTGAATGTTGGTTTCAAAGAAGCCCCAGTTGTACATCAATGCTTCAACTTCTGGGAGACTACAAACAGGAGTGAATACCTGTGTTGGTCCACGACCTTGCAAACTATCAAGTGCTGTCTGACGTAGTAGGTTGCTGGTAAAGATATGTTTGACAGCATCACTAGCATCTTTAAAATCGTTAGCGTCTTTGCTGAGACTGATCTCTTCTGGTTGCCAAAAGAATCCTCGGGCGGTACTATCAAAGTCTGCAATCTTTTTATATTTGACTTCTTCGAAGCGTTGAATAGTAACTGGCCCTGCTGGATCTAGAAACATCTTGCGACCAAGGTAGTCTGTTTTTGTTGTTAAATTGTATTGTTGTTTTGACATTATTTTTTCTCTCTTTTAGGCATGTACACTCTTAGTTTCAAAGAATTTTCTAACAATCCATCCTGCTGGATCAAATTCTCCAGGCATCATTGCTTGATCATATTTGCTAGCATCATGGTGATGATTGTTGTGCAACCCTTCACCAAACGCAAATATCTGTATAAACCTGTTGTTATAACTATTATCACCTGTATCAAAGTTTTTATAAGAACCGGGTAACTTTATGTGCGTAGACAGATTAGCCAAGATATTTCCTGCTAATAAATTCCATCCTGCAGGCGCAAGTAATCCAAATAATGCAAACTTCCAATCAATTAACACTAACACCACGATGCTAAAAAACCATATCATAAAATAATTATTGTGTAGCCAAACTATCAGTTTGTCTTTTAACAGATATCTAGGTACAGTGATTTTCTTTTCTTTGGTGAAATATTCTCCACTAGACATGGCCCACAAAAATGCAGTGTGGTGCCACCCGTCAATTGGACTATGCACATCCATTGGTGTATCCGAATGAATGTGATGATGTGCATGATGTGAGGCCCAGGAAAGAATACTGCCGCTGCCTGTTAACACAGTTCCAACAGCAAGAAATCGATGACGCCAAGTACCTGTCTTAAAATTTCTATGTGCAAAGTATCTGTGTAATCCAATCTGAGCCCAGGTAGTGTTGACAAATCGAAACCAAATAAGACTAAAAATTAAATACCACCAGCTGGTTTCAGCAGCCACTATTATACTTGCAGGAACACTAAGCAGAATAAAAATATAAAGAATTCGGTACTTGTCACTGAAAGTCATTATGCATGACCTTTGTGAATCAATTGGTTTACCATGTTGAGGTCAAATTCCAGTTTAGAAATTTTATCTCTCAACTGTTGATACTCTTCGTCGTGGCCTTTGCTATCATACAATACGATATCCAAATACATGTGTGCAGCCTGATCGTGTGCTGCTTTAAGATCGTGTTCTAATAATACTCTTCTATCTTTTAACATATCAATTCCTTATAACTTACACGCTTCACAATCTTCTTCATCATCAAAGTCAATAGGTTCAAACATAGTAGGAGCATCTTCTGCCACAGCCTTGCTGCCTGCTTTGTTGATCAAACTATAATAGAATGTTTTCAATCCCCATACATGTGCCTGCATCAAGTTTTTAGCAATCAATGTAGTTGGTACTTTACGATCTGCAAAATGTGCTGGATTGTAGAATGTATTGGTTGAGATACTTTGATCAACATAGGCAGCAAGAACCGCTGCTGTCTTTAGATAACCAGCACAGTCCCGTTGTTCCCACATCATTTGATATTTGTTTTTTAGTTTGGCATATTCGGGGACAACTTGAGTGAATGACCCTGCTTTTGATTCCTTGGTACTGATCAAACTCATAGGCATCTCAATGCCGTTGGTTGAATTAATAACCACGCTGGAACTTTCTACAGGGGCAATGGCCATAAGTGTTGCATTTCTTACGCCATGCTGTTTCATATTTGTACGCAGTGTTTCCCAATCCAGTTCAGGCGTAAAGTCGGTCAGTTCGTTAACACCCTTGGCTCGTAATTCCCAAGGAAAGACGCCCTGGCCATATCTTGTCTTATGACTATCTAAACATGGACCACGTTCCTTGGCCAACTCCACTGTGGCTTCTGTTAGATAGTAAGCCTGATGCTCCATCCATGTTTTAACTTCTTGCAGTGCATCTTTGTCGCCATACTTTAGGCCGCGCTTGGCATGCCAGTAGGCCAAATTGGTAATACCAATGCCCAACGGTTGTATCTCGTCATTACTTAATTTACTTTGTATTGACAAGAAGTCTTGGTAGTCAAGGATGTTACACAGGCTACGCTGTAGAATCCTACAGGCTCTACGCATATCCTCTGGATTTCGGAACGATCCCCAGTTGATAGATCCCAGTGTACATAACGCTATGCGGCCACTATCGTCGTCTAATCTTTTGAATGGACGTGTGGGTAATAGGATCTCACAGCACAAGTTACTCTGATATATCGTATGATATTCAGGATCAAAGGGTCCTTGACTCATTACATTGTCAATGAACACCAAATAGATTCGACCTGTGTCTGTGCGTTCTTTCAGTATACCACCCTTGAAAACTTCTTCGGCGCTCATCGTTTTCTTACGGAGGCCTTTTTGTTTTTCGTACTTGACATAGAGTTCTTCAAACAATGCAGTGTCTTTGTAAAATGCTTCATACAAGTCCGGCACTTCATTGGGATCAAAGAAAGTTATGTCTTCTCGATTTTTGAATCGTCTCCAGAAGAAAGCACTAAGCACAACCCCATAATCCATATGACGGACTCGGGTTTCTTCTGTTCCTTGGTTGTTCTTAAGTACAATAAGATCA